TTCTTCTTCCATCTCATCTTCTAGATCGTCTAACATGTCCTGCAAGTCTTCTTTTGATTCAAAGTTGTCTTTGATCTGAGACATAAAGTCCATAAATGACTTCTGCTTATCATCCATATTTTCTTCGTTTAGTTTTTTCTTATCGATGATTTGCGGCTTAGTTACCTGTACATCTTCTTTTTCTTTTTCAAGTTCATAAAGATCTTTGACATCTTCGTCAGGATCTAAGTATGAAACAATAAAGTCTTTGGGAATTTTGGTTTCAATTTGATTAGTATATGCTAGCCAATTACGAAGCACTGTAATTTCTCTCTGTCTACCAGACATGTCTGTTATCATTGTGTTCTTAAAAATCATTGGTCGAAAGACTATGAGTTTGTCTTTGTTGCTACCCGTAATCGATGCGATCAACTGCTCGCCGCTTTTTAATTTCAAGATCCGATATGATGTATTCATTATTCTGCACCTCTCATATTTGGATATTAAGTAACTTAAACTCGAAGTTCTCTTTAGTATATATCTTTATTCTTTCATCCAGATGTTTCATGGTGTGGTTTCTGTACTTCTTATAGCACAGATCATCACTGATGTCGTATAATTTTACTTTATTTTTTTCCTGTGTTCTACGCAATCCTCTACCAATCGACTGTAGGATTCTAATAACAGACTTAGATGGTGAAGCAAAGATTATGTTGTTTATGTTCTTTATATTTATCCCGGTAGAACATGTACCATATGATGCAATAAGAATGGCATTCTTTTCTCTATCTACGATATTACGAATCTCTTCTCTTTCAGCGGCATCTGTTTCTCCGTAGATAAAGAATACTTTTTTATCTGGACATGCTTCTGTTATGAGATCGTATAAAGGTTTCCCGTGTAATTCAACATAGTTAAATAGAAGTAGAGTGTTTCCCGTTATTCCACATGAAAGTTTTTTGATGAATTCATTTCGTTTCTTGTTTGTCACTATCCATTTTATTTCTTCCTGATAAGTAACTCGTTTCATTTCTTGAATTTCTTCGTCAGTGTATTGTACTACAAGGCAATCAATGTCTATGTCGGATAATAGATCTTTTTCCATGAGAGTCTTGGTTGTCGTTACATTATACACTCTACCGAAGAGTCCTTCAATAACTAATTTGTGTGTGGCAGTTCCATCCAATGTCCCGGTGGTTCCAATTCTATATGGACAGTCTTTCAGTTTTGTCATAAGAGACGTTAATGACTTGGCTTTGAACAGATGACATTCGTCTCCAAATACAACGCTGAAGTTACTAAAATATTTCTCAGGCATCTTGTAGATACTTTGCCATGTAGTAATGATAACCTTCTTATTTGTATTCTTGTCTCTTCCAGAAAATATCATATGACACTTGTCTTCTGCCGACCATTTAGTCTTTGATGAATAATCTTTGAAGTCATTGTACATTTGTGTAACTAGACCTGTAGTTGGAACGATCACCAGCATTTGTTTCTCTTTTGGTATCACTGATTCGTAGTACCGAAGCAAAGAATAAATGATGAGAGACTTACCACTACCTGTTGGCGAAAGAAGAAGACACCTATCATTATTAATTGCATGAGTGACTGAATTGATTTGGTGTTCATGCGGTGTTATGTCTTTACCACCGACAGTTGGCTTTACAAATTCATTTATAAACTTTTCCGTATTCTTTTTAGTTGTCGTATGTGATTTAGCAGGTGCTGTATAGTCTACTGTGTAGTTTCTATCTTGTGCAAATTTTAAGACATAATCCAAGAGTCCTGCATAGATAGTGGCACTGTGCATATTGTACAGACGAATTTGACCATCCCACAATTTGTTTTTGTATGCAGGTGTATATTGGTAATTAGGCACCGAGAATGTAAAAAATCCGCTGAGTTCTTTTGCAACAGATCTGTCACAAAGAACCTTTAACGATACCGAATCAACGTGATGTATTTCTATATCACTCATACACCCTGTGTAAATTTCAACCAATCAATAGATGATCGAATAGACCATTGTCTATTGTTTATGATTTTTACCACACCTTCCAAGTAACTTACTTTTTCTTTTTGTAGTAGAATTTTGTTGCTGAGAAGAATAATATCCTCATCAGCATCCATAAATTTGTCTATATCAGTTTTCAATATATTAAGGTCGAACGGTTCCCATCCAAAATCTTCAAGTTGTTCTCTGCTGAGTTTACCTGTGTAATATAGCCATTTGTTTCTTCTAAGCACATTCAGATCTGATGTGTACTTACCTAGAATCAATTTCTCATCACCGAATAGGATTAAATATTTGTTGTGTAGTTGTGGCGTTTTCATAGACTCGATGTCTAGTTCTGTCTTATCCATTGTAAGATCAACACTAGCCATAGTTCGCAGTTCATCTATAGTCATAATATAACTCCTTCTATCAGATTATAAATCAATAAAGGCAAAAGGTCAAGCAGAAGTTGTGTATTCTTCTACTGTATAATAAGTATATGCAAATGTAGCAGTTGCAATCACAGGTTCATTTTCTGTATTTGTTGAATCAAAATCAATACCACTAATCGATGTTGGGAATAGATCATGAAACATCACTTTCAGTTTTGGTTTATATGTGCTGTTCGTAATATTCAATGTTGCGTTTGAGAAGAAGTCTTGATTGTACTGACCACTTATCAAACTACCGTGATCCCAAGAGGGACTGATAGATCCCATCCAGTTATAAACTTCCAACCAGTTCTTCATAGATTCGTCTACCTGAAACGATACTGTTAAATCTTCAAACAGATATCTACCACCCATCCATTTTTCAATTATCCCAGTTGGATTTCCTCTTTCTACTGGAGTAAAAGATAGTGATGGTAGGTTTACTCTTTGACAGAAGTAAGTGACAGTAGGGAGTCTTGTAAACTCCATCTTGAAATAATTATTAGCCAGATAATTATTTGTCTCTGGTTGTCTTGGGTTCTTTACTAGAGTAACGTCAGGAATACCAACAGGAGAATCACCTGTCATTCCGATCCAATCTCCAGTATATCCACCCTCTACAGTATAAGACATAAGAAACTCCTTCAATAGTATGTATAAAAGAAAAGGGGAGTCCCGAAGGACTCCCCTGTTTCAGTGTCTTAGATTACGCTGCATCAGGCAGTGTTACCGTGAAGGTTGCTGATGGTGAACAGTCTGTAGTAGACGTTATCAGCATTACCAAGAGTTGGGGTAGTACCCTCTTCCTTGGCGAATGGGTTTGCAACCATTCCGTAACGAGTCTTGAACCCGATCTTGGGCTGGAAGGTGTTCTCACCAACCGCACGAACCATCTGGAGAGGAACGTATGGGCAGTAGAAGAGTCCAGCATCATATGGGTTAGTACCTCTGTAACCGACGCAGGCGAAGTTAACGTCTGCGGAACCAGAAGGATCTGATGTTGCTGAGTAGGGATCGATGTAAACCTTCATCTTACCGTTGAGTGTACCAACGAAAGTGTTACCAGTGTCATCAACATCGAGTTGAGTGTTGATTGCTGGTGAGAGGTTTAACCATCCACCCATTGCGAGTGCAGAAGCAACATCCGAGGAGCAGATAACGAAGTTACCCTTACCGCGGCGAGTCTTCTTGGAGATTACGTTGGCTTCACGCTCTAACTGGAACATGAGTCCACGGAATCTTTCAGCACTCCATCGTCCGTCTGAGTCAGTGTTAAGATCGTAAGTACCAGCAGTGCTTAGATCCTTGTTCTGGGCACCAGCGGATGCTGAAGTGTAGATAGTACGAACCATTTCGCGGTTGATTTCAGTGAGAATCTCAGTGCTAAGAATGTTAGCAAGTTCAGTCTCAGCATCAAGTCCGTGAACCGCCTTGAGGTCTTGGGCGAGTTCAGTGGTGTACTCTGCCTTGAGGGCGCGAGTCTTGGCTTCAACAGCGACTCGTTCAATGCTAAATGCCATCTCCTTGAAGGGAGTACCGTCCGAAGATCCAAGACCTTCAGCGGTAGCAGTTAGCAATGCACGGAAACCGTCGAGCGAAAGCGAACCATCAGTAGGATCGATACTGGTATGCGAACCAGTGATACCACCGTCAGGTCCACCGGAGGTGTTACCCTCACCGGAGAACTTAGCGAATGCTTCCTGATAGAGTGCTTCGTTTCCACCCTGGCTATCGTATCTTGCACGCATCGCAAAGATGAGACCAGTGGGTGCAGACATAGGCTGAACACCAGCAAGGTCGTATGCAAGAAGGTTAGGCATTGAACGACGAACAAGACTGATTAGAATGGGATCATAACCAGCAATGGCGTTGTTGCTTGCGTTGTCAGCAGCAGCACTAACAGAGAATCCACCAGCACCCATTGCGTTAGCGGGTGAGGATTCGTGCATGTGCTGTTCTCGTAATGCTCTTTCTTGGTTTTCAAGTAGAGCGGCAGTTACTTTACGCTTATAGGGATCATCGATTGTTCCCATTTCAGCGTGGTCTAGTACGGGTGCCCATTTTTCGTTGAGGGCATCATACGGGGTTTGTGATCTATTAAAGTCTTCCATCTTGGATTCTCCTTTTGACTCTGTTGAGTTAAGTTGTAATACTTGTTATATATACCTTTTGAGGTTTTAAGAAATCTTGTTAGCCTGTGCGTGTCTACTCATAGTGTTTAGATATTTATCCATAACACTACCTTCGTTAATTTGCTGATTAGTAGTCTCAGCAACTTCTTCGTTGATTGTTACTTTATCAGCAAAGTAGTTTTCTCTGAGTACTTTAATCTTTTCTCTGTATTGATCTACATTTTCAAATTCAATACCTTCGGCGAGAGAAGCAAGTCTTTCGACATCGGTGTCGAGTAGACCTTCAGACTCTTCTGCAAACACTTCACCACACTGGTGTGCAATGACTTCTTTGCGGAGATTAACATTTTGCTCAAACAGATCGTTCATCTTCTCTTCGAGATCGTGGTTTGATTCCATGACATCATCGACAAGATCGTACTTCTCATCTGGCATATCAATGTAGCAGTTCTCGAACAGGGTCTTGAGACCACCGATAAAGTTTTCTGCAACGTCGGTACGAATACCCTTTTCAATAGCCATTTGGTTTTCTTCAACCCACTGCTCAACAACATAGTTGAGGTAATCGTCGAGTTTTTCTGTCAACTCTTCAGTGGTTTCTTCGATATGCTCTGCAAGGAGGTTCTGATACTGAGCAGTAAGATCTTCTTCGATCTCAGTAATTCGTTCCCCAATGACTGCTTCAAAGACAGTGCTTGCCTTTGTCTTGAAGTCTTCAGTAAGATCTTCACCGTCAAAGAGAGTACCCATGTGCTGTTCTAGTCTTTCTTGCGAAGAACCAGATGCAGTTGGGGTATCAATTTTTGAAGCAGCAGCAGATGCTTTAGCAGCAATTGATGCCTTGTTTTTCTTATCTTTACCTTCGGTGCCTTTATCGGTATCAATCTTGGCGTGTTTGCCTTCTGCGTCTTGATACAGATTCGCATCTTCCTCTGATTTGGTATCTAGAGTCTTTGTTTCGTCGCCCTCTAGAATTTCTTCCTGATCGTAATCTGACATTTCTGTTTCTCCTTGTCGTGAAGTTGTATACTTTTGTGAAGTAAATCTCAATTATTTATAATAATTAAATGCTAGACATAAAGTCCTTGAATACACTTAGTGCTTTTTCTTCAAGATCCTGTCTACATGCATTTTCGATAACGTGCTTGTACTCTTCGATTCGCTTTTCACGAATCATTCCGTTGTCCCAAATCCATTCCTTACCTTCCATGATACCGTTTACAAAGGCACCTGGCGCAGATGGATCTGCAACTAAATCGACGGCGGAAAGCATGAAATCATCCTTCACATAGTTTACGCCTCTTCGTTCTTCGAGAGAACCCATACCACGGGAAGACACACCCAGTTTTGCACCCTCGTCGATAAGATTCTTTGCAATCTTACCCATTGGGGTTTCTAGGATTTTGGCTTTACCCACAATATCACTTCCCTCTGTTCTGAGTTCTTTGATGATGTGTGAAACTCTGTCGAGATTGACAGTAGGACCATCTGGGTGGTTTAGTTCACCCATTGCTCGGTTCTTTGCAACAAATTCTTTGTTGTATCTTTCTACTTCATCTGTAAGAACTTTTTGTGGGTATACTCTACCGTTTCGGTTCTTTCGTTCTGCTTGCATGAAGATACCTTCAATGTAGTGAGACTTTGATCCATCTTCATCAGTCTTTTCTACAATAAACTGAACGTCTTCTGTCATCTCGGTGATTAGTTTCATCGTCGTTCCCTCTGTGCAGTTTCTGCTTCTCTATAGTACTTGGCTTTTACTTGATCTTTCTGATCATCAGTCATACCAGCATACTTATTTCGTTCTACACCATAGATGTGAGTTGATCTAGCATCTCCACGCTCAGAAATTTCGACTTCTTCTTTGACATCATCTTCGTCATCATCATCATCTTCTTTATCGATGTTTTTACCAATTGCTTTTCTACGGTTCTTTAGGTACTCGTCTGATTCATCAGAATCGCCGTCGTTGTCTATATCAGAATCTGCTTTACCAACGGGATCCATTCCTTCACCGTCATCTTCTTTGTCGGTTACTTTTGCTTTCTTTTTGGCTTCTGCAATACCAGCAACACCTAAAGACTCAGAGTATACAAACGGAACGTAGTCTTCTTTAAACTGTTGTAAAGCATCTCCTACTTTAATCATTAAGAGAGAATTGATTTCTTTTTGTGCATCTATTAGGTTTTCATCAAGAATATGCTTTAGTATTGATTCAGTTGACATGATTGGATTCCTCTTCGATAAATTGTTCTTTACAGAAATTTAGAATTTTTTCGTATTCTTCTTCTGACTCTACCATCAAATTCCTCATTGTATCCTGATTGTCTTCGTTTAGACTATCATGAATAGACGAGATCATTGAAGCCTCTTTTGGTGTAATATGTATATCAATTCCGTTTTTGGCTTCTACAATAACGGTTTCGTCTGTATACACTGCTAACTGTAGTGCAGGAATCAATGACTCTTTCATGGTTGCTTTCATTTCTTTAGCAAGATAACGAATCATTTCTTTCATGTCTTTATCTTTTATGCTACCAACTGTTACAGTTTTACCTTTAGTAGATAAATCTCGCTTATTGATCCCTGCTTGTGTAGCAGAAGTCATAAACTTTTTGGCTGTTCTTGGAGAATCAAAAGTATAATTCATTTCAATTAATTCATTGTTGTCTGGTTCAAACGAAGATGCTAACTTCAACGGAGGGTTTTGCCCTGTTCGTTTGGCGTTTTGAAACTCTCGTTTCTTTTTCCACGCATCTATTGCTGCTTTTCCTATCGCCGAACCGAGTGAATCCTCACCGCTCTTTTTATTGCCTTTTTTCCCCGACTTCCCTGACTTCCCTGACTTTGGTGCTTTACCTGATATGGCCTGTTTCCCCGCACTAGATAATGTACTTGATATTGCTTTTCCTGCCGCATCTCTTACATTAGGATCTGCTGCTACTTGTTTTGCATATGAACCCGCTGTTCGTAGTCCTGAACCAACTCGTTTAATCATTGAATCTTTTCGTGAGCGTATTCCAGAACCAATTCGACTGGCAAGTTTCATAGTATTAGGGTTGTTGGTAGCAAAGTTTGCTCCTGCTTTTGCTCCACCTTTAGCAGCAGCACCAGCAACAGTACCTCCTACCTTTGCTCCACCTTTAGCAGCAACTGCTCCACCTTTAGCAGCAAGACGACCTGCTCCAGCGGCAACTTTTCCTGCCTTCGCAGCAATAGATATCGCTTTATCTGCCCATCCTTCTTCCATAGAAAGTAATTCTTTTGACACTTCCTGTGTCATGTCATCAAGTTTACCTGAAATTCTTTCTTTCATGGCATCAGTGAATGCCCCGGAGAACGAATCTCTGTCTTGGTTGAGTAGAGAAATTACCATGCTATCGATGTTTGATACTTCTGTTTCTTCCATCAGAACTGTCCTCCTTCAAGTCCACCGAATTCATCTTCCCCTTCTTCTTGAGGCATTTCGGCTTTCTCTTTTTCTATTTGAGTGTCTATAAGATCTATATCTTCTTCGGATTGTCTTAGAATGTTTCTTCTAACCCAATCTACCGAGTAATACTTACCTATGTATTCATCTACCTGGCTTAACATATCAAGACGTTCTTTCATGATTTCAGTTTCTTTTAGTTCACTAAAATATGAATCTTGATTGTATGTAAACTTTATAGTCTGTCGTAGATTGTTCCAATCGTCGTCACTCATCACACCCTTTAGCAGAAGTTGTGTTCTGAGGAGTTGCATTAATAACTCAGTAAATCTGGCGCGAAGTTTTTCGATGAATTTGAAGAACTTAACTTCATCCCGAGTAATTTCAGCAGATCGTCCCATGTTGAATCCCGTATCGGGTTCCATTCTACTTGTGGGTACGTTGAGTGATCGGTATACCTTCTTGAGCAGGTATTCGACATCTTCCATTTCACCGAGGTTCTGTCCACCATCAAGAGTGGTGATTTCGGTTCCCCTACCACCTTCTCGTCTTGGTAGCCAATAGTCTTCAAGCATGTGCATATGATTACGGTCATCACGAATTTCGCCTGTGCTTGCATCATACGTTAGTTTGTTGCGATAACGGTTCATGATATCACGAAGATATTGCTCTGCTTTGTTCTTGGGTAAGTTACCCACATCGATATAGAAAATTCGACGTTCTGGCGCACGAGAGATTCTATAGATTACAACAGCATCCTCTATTTGTCTGAGCATGTTTAGAGGACGTACTGCTTTCTGAAGATATCCAATGACACGTTTAGAACCAGAATCAACAACACCAGAATGTGCATATGCTATAGAATCCTTTGCAATTTTGATTCCTGTCATGGGAGTAGGCATGGCAGAATCTTTATCGGTATCTGTGTAAACAAAGAATTCTTCTACATCTTTGATAAAGGGAACTTGTGTAGTTCCTACTCTTTCTTTATCTTTATTTACTTTTCTTACTTTCTTAATCTTAATAGGATCGATTGCTCTGAGTTCTTTGATACCTGCTTGCGGTTGTTCTTTATCGATAATGATATGATAGTACAATTTACTATCGATATACCATCGTCTGAAGATGTCAGATGCTTTGGTTCCGAAATCAAGCGTTTTCAGAATATAATCATACTCTTTGTATATTTTGTTTTTGATATTTTCTGAGATTTCATCATTGTCACTTAGATCCAGTTTTACAGGCTTTCGATCATCGTTGTTGATAACTGCTTCGTTGATGATATCTTCGATTGCTTGATCCACTTCTGGATACATAGAGACTTGACGATACTGTGCAATTGCTGCGTTATCATTACGCACAGAACCGGCGAAGTCAACGTATGTTCCGAAGACTCCGCCGGTTTCTAGCGTGTAAGTCCCGTCGTATGATTCTGGTGCGACGAAAGACTCTTGTTTTTTTGGTTCAATGTCAGGAGAAGGTGTCTTTTTCCCTAATTGAAATCCGAATGGTAACTCTATAGGCATAATATATCCTTAAATTAAGATGGTTCACTTATATTTATACGAGAATATAATTCCTTATGCAGTAACAGCACCACCAAGTCCACCGGGACTTTGGCCTTCATGAAGGTCGATGTAGTCATACGAAAGTGTGATTGAATACTCGGTGAGAGTATCAGCAGCATCGTATGTTAGATCGACAGCACCAACTTCGACTGGCCAGCAGTTGTGGAGGGTAGTTGATCTGATGACATTACCCTGCATGTCCAATTGTGCTACTGTCCAATTGGTAAATAGGTTTGTGTCGGTAAGATCTAACCCACCTGCTTGATCACCAGAGATATTCTCGGCGTGAGAGTTAAACGCCTCGTTCCACGCCTCAAACTTGGTACGGAAATCATCGCTAGTTTCATCCAAGAGTGTGATTGTCCACTCAGGATATGCTCGATCTCCTGGCAACTTAATTACTCTACCACGAAACGGAACCTGAATGATTCCCATAGTGGATGAAGGCATTGATGCTGCTTTAACGTATAGGTTATTGATTGGTGTTGTGCTACCATCACCACCAATTTCTCCTGTTACTACAAATCTATTTGGACGAGTGCCTCCATCAAAATTCTTTTTGAAGTTGTCCACTCCCATTTCTACTAATCCCATAGTCGTACTCCTTTTTTTACCTTTATACTAGTTATAGTATGTCGTTTAAGTTAAATCTTGTTGCGGAAAATCGAGGGGGTAGGGGGGTGACAACACCACCCCTAGTCCCATTTATACGTTTCCCAAATCATCCCCAGTGTTCTTATTAGTGAATGTTATCTTGATGAAGTTAATACTCTTCGCTGGTTTGAGGTAGATATCAGCAACAAACTGATTACTATCAATAAGGTTGGGAGTATTATTTGATTCATCACAAACTACTCGGAAGTCATAAAGACCTCTTCTTGCCTTAACACGATTAAGTACTGGAGTAACTGCATTAACAAAGGACGATCTAGTTTCAAAATCGTTTAGTTCAAACAATTTAGAACGTGCTGCCGAACCGATTACTTTCTTAAGGTAGATAAACAACCGTGAAACATTGATTCTACTTAGAGTACTTGTTTCTGACTTCAGTGTCTTATCACCGAACAGCATAGTTCCTTCACCGGGGAAAGAAACGACTGGGTTAATCTTAGCGTCATAGAGAGTATCCATTTCTGCCTCTGATGGGTTCTTTTCTAGTCGAACAACATCAAGAATCTGTCCACGGTTGAACCCAGCAGGAGACATCCAAGGATCACCTAATCTATCAGTTCTTGCAATGCATCCTGCAACATCAGGTGCAACATTAGTTCTGATTAGTTTAGAATCTCCATCGATACCCTGATCCGTTCTGTTGATACCAAGGTGATACTTAGAACCGAATGCACAGATTGTGAATTCGTCATTGACTGCTCCGGTCGGGACAGTAGTACTAGTATCAGTTCCTAACTTAGTATCACCAACAACTGCAACACAGTCTTTTCTAGCGTTAGCAATAACAGATGCTACAGTTGAAGCGTCGAGAAGATCATATCCGCCACCACCAGTAGCAGCAAACACAACATCAATCGCTAGGGATTTGTCGTGTAGTACGTTGGAAGCAGCGGTCATGTCAGATTTATTCTGTTCTTCACCAGTACCACCAATGATTAGAGATCCACCGTATTGTAGGAAGTTGTGTGCGCCCCAGAATTCAGTTGCCCATGTTCCAGTAGGACCGGCAGGCCATCTTGGTCCAGTACCACCAGCACCCTGCGGAAGACCGCCAGCATATGGGTTATCACCTTTATGGACACCTAATCCCTCTTTAGCAACAAGTCGTTCCATCAAATCTTGAAGATTATTGAGACGAATAAATCCTTGCTTGCGTTCTGCGGTGTTGCCTAGGGACATAATCAAACCCTGTTGTGAAAGCATTGCACCAACGGTGATTGATCCTGCCTCGGTTCCGGGTACTATGAAACTTTGATCATCTATTAATACGGTTACATTTGGTCTAGCCATCAGTGAATCTCCTTGAAGATGTTATTTATCTGGTATATTTCTAATCGAATAGAATTGTTCTGCCCTTTATTTATAGATTTATGTATTTTAGAGAGCATCACTATGCACCAAACCATCTATCTTCTCCGTCCCAATTTCCGTCTTCTTCTTCCGTAGGTACAAATCCAAAAGGAATCATATTTTCTTCGATTTTTTTAATTTCTTCTGCATATACTTCTTTTCTAACATCCCTATTAGATAAAGATTTAAAATATTCTTGTCTTGTCAACCAAGCAAACAATACCAAACACATTGCTAAGTCATCGTTGTGTCCATCATCTGCTTCATAAGAATTCTTCTTAGCAACAAACGTAACCAACTCATCTACAATGTCTACATCTTCTACAAGTAGTTTGTCTTCTTCTAGCAAACTCTTCAATACAGAACATCCCAGTTTCTTCACCGGAGCGGTTGTGCGGACACCGTAGTGAGTAGCACTTCTACCACCAAAACCGGCACTTACTATTTGTCCAGATCGTCCTGAGTGTGTACACATTAATATATTTTCATACTCTAGATCTTGGTGAAGAACGTCTGCGACCTGTCCGCCTATATCATTTATTTCTATGAGAAGAAATGCATCATTGTATGATTTTCCAGTAGCAGAGATAGCAGTAGGAAATACCATCGGAGACACTAAATTGTTTCTATACTTAGCGACCACTTTGTATGGCATTTCGGTGGTGTCTACAACAATAAAGGCACTATAGTCTTTACCCTGTCCCCGTGCTGTGTCTACTGTCATATAATAACTATGACCTTCTTTGGGTGGTTCATATATCCATAACCCGTCATCGTTTCTTACTTCCGGGGAAACCCACGATAGTGCATGAAGTTTGCTTGATGATATAAGTGTATTAGACGAACCAACAAAATCACACTCAAATTCTGACTGAAACTGAATCTCACTGGTGTTCGCAATAGTTTCTAGTTTCCACTCTTCGTCTCGTTTAGGTCCGCCTGGAAACTTTGGTACATCCGACCAGTGAACCTCAATAGGAGAATATTCATTCTTTCCTTCTTCCCCTATCTTCTTGTTTGCTCCACGCCAATAGTGGTAGAACATGTTCAGTCCATTGGGAGTTGATACCATGAGTACCTTTGTTGTCTGTCCTGACGTTACCGTAGGATACACAGAACTAAAGAACTCTTCTGCAATGTTCGTAGGAACGTGAGCAAATTCGTCGAGGAAGATCATGTTATAGGAACCACCACGAACTGCTGAAGCAGAAGTAGATGATGCCATTACCTTAGATCCATTCTCTAGTTTAAGACTACCCTTGTTCCACTCAACAATTCCTTGCTGTAACCATTTTGGTAGATATTCATATGCAAGTTTTAGCCTACTTAAGATATCAATCGACACTGCTTGCTTGTTAGCAAGAACCGCAACACTCATGCTCTGATTGAACAAAATATAGTGGAGGATATAAGAAATAACCGTAGTAGATTTTCCAGACTGTCTTGGTAGTTTGGCTATTGTAAACCTATTATTATGTACCGTGTTTACAATTTCTTCCTGATAGTCATACAGATTAAACGGAACAAGTCCTTCGTCAAGAGACACAACCTTGATATACTTACGAATAAAGTAAGAGGGATCCTGAGAACATTTAATATATTCTTCTACCTGCTCTTTAGTGAATTCTATTTCAACCCCTGCTGGTTTTAGCAGTGGGTTTCCCAGATAACCATCTTGTTTGTCTGTCATTAGTCTATCTCTACGTCAATAATTTCTTCATCAAGTGCCTTTTTAGAACTTCTTGATTGATTTATAAGATCCTGTAAATCGCTAGTAGAACCAACATATAAACTGTTCTGTGTTGTTTGGTTTATTGTTGTTTCTTCTTTCTTTATATCTTTCATCTTTTTATGAAGATCGATAAGATCGTGATTCATCTCTGCTACGGTTTTAATCATCTGTGCGGCGACCTCATACGCTCTTGGGTGATCACCTTCCGTAGCAACTTTTATAATTC